GTTTGGGTGCCTAGGGGTTACAGGGATTGCGCAACCCCCCGGCCGGTGTCGGTGCCCGCGGAGATTTGGAGGTTTTAGATTGTGGCGGACAACGAAGTCGAACTCGCGGCGCTCATCGCGGATCCGAAGAACCGACGCACGCACGGCACCCGCAACGTCGACATGATCGCCACGGCATTACGGGCCGTCGGCCCGGCGCGCTCGATCGTGATCGACGAACACGACACGGTGCTCGCGGGAAACGGCGTGGTCGCGGCGGCGCACCAAGCGGGGATCGTGCGGGTTCACGTGGTCGAGGCCGCGGGCGACGCGCTCGTGGCGGTGCGCCGCCGCGGGTTAAGCGAGGCGCAAAAGCGGGAGCTGGCGATGTTCGACAATCGCACCGCGGAGTTGGCCGAGTGGAACGTCGAGCAACTCGCCGCCGATCAACGGGAGGGCCTCGACTTCGCGCCGTTCTTCACCGACGAGGAACTGGACGCGATCCTGCCCGCGACGTTGCACCGCGGCCACGCGGATCCCGAGGACATTCCGCCACCGCGAACGACGGCGATCGCCCGCGGCGACGTGATCGCGCTCGGCGACCACCGCTTGTATTGTGGCGACACCACGCGCCCCGAGGCGATCGCGCAGTTAAGCGGCGGCGAGCGGTGTAGTGTCCTGCACGCGGATCCGCCCTACGGCATGGGGAAAGAGGCCGACGGGATCGCGAACGACAACTTGCACGGCGCGCACCTGGACGCGTTTCAGATGCAATGGTGGCGCGCGTGGGTCGCGGTCCTCGCCGACAACGGGAGCGCGTACGTGTGGGGCACCGCGCCCGATCTATGGCGGTGGTGGTGGCGCGGCGGGCTCGGCGACGAAGAGGGCCTCATGGTGCGCAACGAACTCGTGTGGAACAAGGGATCGGCGTTCGGGATGGCGTCGGACCTCGGCCACTCGTATCCGCCGTGCACGGAGCGGTGCTTGTTCCTGATGCGGGGGCAACAGTTTCTCGGCAACCAAAACAAGGCCGACTATTGGCCGGGGTACGACCCGTTGCGCACGTGGCTCGTCGCCGAGCGCGACAAGGCGGGGTGGACGAACACCGACGTGAACCGGATCACCGGCACGCACATGGCCGGGCATTGGTTCACGACCTCGCAATTTCACCCGATCGCCGAACGCCAGTACCGCCACTTGCAGATCGCGGCCGAGGGCCGGGCGTTCGTCGAACCGTACGCCGACCTGTTCGACCGGGTGTTCGGCGTGGTGCGCGAGGGCGGCAACACGCACCGTCGCGAGTTGTCGGCGCGCCTGCGCGAGGCGCGGACGTTCTTCGACAACGGGCACGACACAATGACCGACGTGTGGACGTTCCCGCGGGTGGTCGGCGAGGAACGCTTCGGGCACGCGACGCCGAAACCCGTCGCCATGATGATCCGGGCGTTGCGCACGAGTAGCGCGCCGGGCGACCTCGTGGGCGTGCCGTTCGCGGGCACGGGGCCCGAGGTGATCGCGGCGGTGCAACTCGGCGAACGGCGGGTGATCGCGGCGGAACTGGAGCCGGTCTACTGTCAGATCGTCGTCGATCGGTGGGAAGCGTTCACGGGCGCGAAGGCCCGCAAAGACGGCGAGGTGGTGCCCGCGTGAGAGGTCGCAAGCCGAAGTCGACGGTGCACCGCAAGCTCGCGGGGAACGCGGGTCGACGGCCCCTCAACGCGGCCGAGCCCGCGCCGCCCGCCGTCGACCACACGTTCGACGAGCCGCCGGGCGAACTCGCGGACCTCCCCGGCGCGCAGGCCGAGTGGCGACGCCTCGCGCCCATGTTGCGCGCGTGCAGGCAAGTCACCGAGGCCGACCGCGCCGCCCTGCTCGCGCTCTGCCTGGAGTGGGATCGCTACCTCGAAGCGCGGGCGAAGGCGTACCCGCGCGTGCTGAAATCCCCGAGCGGGTACGCGATGCCGAACCCGTGGTTGTCGATTCAAACGAAGGCGCTCGCCGGGTGTCTGAAGTTGTGGCCCGAACTCGGGCTCACGCCGTCGAGCCGCTCACGTGTCAAAACGGATGGACCGGGACCGGGGGGCGACGCGTTTACGGAGTTCGACGCGCCGCTCCCCCTATCCACCCCCGTGGCCCCCATGACGCATTGAGCGCCGCGTCGATCGACGCCTACGCGCGCGCCGTCGTCGCGGGGCGCGTGCTCGCGGGGAAGTACCATCGCCTCGCGTGCGAGCGGCACCTGCGCGACCGCGGCCACCGGCCGGGCACGCGGGCGTTTCCCTACGTGTTCGACGAGGTGCGCGCCGCGCGGTTCGTGCGGTTCGCCGCCAAGCTCAAACACTACAAGGGCGACTGGGCGGGGCACCCGATCCTCCTCGAACCGCACCAAGTGTTCCGCCTCGGATCCCTGTTCGCCTGGATCCACCGCGACACGGGCCTGCGCCGGTTTCGCACCGCCTACAACGAACTCCCGCGCAAGAACGGCAAGTCGCTCGAAGCGGCGCTCGTGGCGCTCTATGTGACGTTTTTCGACGGCGAGGCCGGGGCCGAGGGGTATTGCATTGCGACGAAACGCGATCAAGCGAAGATCGTGTTCAACGACTGCAAGCAACTCGTGCTCGCCTCGGGCCTGCGTTCACGGATCGCCGTCCTGCTCGCGAACCTGCACCGTGCCGACACCGCCTCGAAGCTCGAACCCCTCGGCGCGGATTCGGATTCGACCGACGGCCTCAACCCGCATCTGATCATCAACGACGAATTCCACGCGCAGAAGAACCGCGCCATGATCGACGTGATCGAAACGGCGACGGGCGCGCGGGCGCAACCCCTCAATTTCCAGATCACGACCGCGGGCACCGATCCCGTGTCGCCGTGCGGCGACCAACACGACTACGCGTGCAAGGTGCTCGATCGCGTGATCGTCGACGACACGTTCTTCGCGTTTATCGCCCACGCCGATCCGGGCGACGACTGGCGCGCCGAGCGCACCTGGCGCAAGGCGAACCCGAACTACGGCGTGAGCGTCAAACCCGCCGACCTGCGCGCGCTAGCCACCAAGGCGATCCACATGCCGTCGGCCGCGGCGGCGTTCCAACAGAAGCGCCTCAATTTGTGGGTCAACGCGGCGGTGCCGTGGTTGTCGCTCGACGGGTGGCGCGCCGGGCAAACCGTCTGGACGCTCGACACGTTGCGCGGCGAGCCCTGTTGGATCGGCATTGACATGAGCAGCAAAATCGACCTGACCGCCGTCGTGCTCGTGTTCCGGCCGACGGCCACCCGCCGGGCGTGGCGAATCGTGCCGTGGTGCTTGACCCCGGCCGACACGCTCGACGAGCGCGCGCACCGCGACCGCGCGCCCTATCAGCAGTGGCTCGGGCCGAGCCTGCGCACGAACCCCGGCAACCGGATCGATCAGGACCGGGTACTCGCCCTCGTGCGCGAGGCGGCGACGCAGTTCGAGGTGCGCGAAATCGGGATCGATCCCTGGAACGCGGGCAACTTGATCAAGGACCTCGCCGACGCGGGGTTCACGCCGGTCGAAATTCCGCAGACCTTGCAGCAAATGAGCGCGCCCGCGAAGGATTTCGAGGCTGACGTGCTCGACGGCCTCGTCGACGCGGGCGGCGACCCGTTGATGGCGTGGTGCGTGTCGAACGTCGTCGTCCAACAGGACGGCAAGGACAACATTTACCCGGTGAAGAAACGCAGCCGGGGCCGGATCGACCCCGTGATCGCCGCGCTCATGGGGCGCAAGCTCGCCGCGCTCGACGCGTCGAACGCCGCCGAGGACCCCGTGCTCGTGTTCGCCTAAAGGATTGAGGCCCATGAAGAAAACCGGACGCCCGCCCCTCGACCACGACGACGAAACCGTGCCGGTCACGGTGAAAATGCCCTCGCGGTTGTACGACGCGACGCTCGCCCGCGCGCACGAGGACCGCGTCGGCCTGCCCGAGCGGATCCGCCGGGACCTCGCCGCCGCCGCGGCCGGGCAGAAAAGATTCCCAAAGTAGACCTGCGAGCCCGACTGTTCGCACACTGACCCACCGTGGTTCGGTGATGCGATGGACGTGGTGGTGGCGACCGCCGTGCCTGTTACGGGTCGTCATTGTCAACTTGAAGGACGACCCCGCGACGGCGATCAAGGGCGTGCTCTGGCGCGCGCGCGGCGCGTGGCTCGTCCTCGTGCACGCCGAACTCCTCAAGGCCGCGAGCGCCCCGACGCCCGTCGACGGCGACGTGGTGGTGCACCGCTCGAACGTCGCCTTTCTTCAGGTGATCCCGTGATCGTGCAGAGTTTCGGCGCGTTGCAGGCGTTCACGCCGCCGATCCCGCAATGGCGCTACGGGGGCACGAACATCGGCGCGATCGACCTGTACGGGGCCACGCTCGAAAGCTATGCGTCGATCTGGCGCACGCAACCCAACGTCCGCACCGTCGTCGAGTTCGTCGCCCGGAACATCGCCCAACTCGGGGTCCACGTGTACCGGCGCGTGAGCGACACCGATCGCGTGCGGCTCGCGAACCATTCGGTGGCGCAGTGGCTCGCCGCGCCGAATCCCTGGACGACCCGGTACCGCCTCATCGAATCCCTGGTGCAGGACCTCGGGATTTATTTCAACGCGTATTGGATCAAGGTGCACCTCGTCGACGGGAACATCGGCCTCCTGCGCATCCCGCCCGAGTGCATCCAAGCCGAGGGTGGGTTGTACCCGACCGCGTACGTGTGGACCGGGTACGACGGGCAACGGGTGGCGTTCGCGCCGACCGATCTGGTCACCTTCACGGGCTACAACCCGCGCAACCCCCTCGCGGGCCTCTCGCCGCTCGAAACCCTGCGCCGGGTCCTCGCGGAAGAATCCGCCGCGGGCAACCACCGCGAAGCCTTCTGGCGGAACTCGGCGCGCTTCGAGGGCGTGATCGAACGGCCGCTCGCCGCGAAGACGTGGACGGCCACGCAGAAACAATCGTGGCGCGAGCAATGGCAAACGCAATTCGCGCAGGGGGGCGCGGGCGCGGGGGCGGTGGCCGTCCTCGAAGACGGCATGTCCTTCAAGCCGATGTCGTGGTCGGCGAAGGACGCCGAGTTCCTCGGGGCCCGCAAGTTGTGCCGCGAAGAGTGCGCCGCCGCGTACCACGTGCCGCTCCCGATGGTCGGGATCCTGGATCACGCGACGTTCTCGAACATCGTCGAGCAACACAAAAATCTCTATCAGGATTGCCTCGGCCCGTGGCTCGAATGGATCGAAGAGGAACTCGAACGGCAGTTGTTGCCCGAAGCGACCGACACCGCGAACGTCTACCTCGAATTCAACATTGCCGACAAAATGAAGGGCAGCTTCGAGGAACAAGCCGCCTCGATTCAGGCGCTCGTCGGGCGACCCGTGATGACGGCCAACGAAGGCCGCGCGCGCTTGAACTTGCCGCGAATCATCGACGACCCGAGCGCCGATCAACTCGCGCCGCAACAGGGCGGGCCCTCGACGTCGGTCGCGACCGTGTCGGCCCCGACCGACAGCGGCGTCGCCAAGGTCGTCGCGTGGCATCAATGGCGGCAGGTCGCGCGCCTCAAAAAGCTCGCGCCCGGCGACCGGCCCGCCGCGTTCCAGGCGAGCGCCGCCCGGTGGCAACGTGAACTCGAAACCGACCTCGCGCCCCTCTTTCCCGAGGCCGGGGCCGCGGCGGCGGCGCGCGTGCTCGCCGAATCCGCCGTCGTCACCACATTGACTTCCTTGCACCACGAGGCGACCCATGAGTGGTAACACCGCCCGCGACGCGCACGTGCTCGCCTTCGCCCTCGGCCACCCGTGGGCCCTGCAACCCGACATGCTCCCCGTGGTCGCCGGGATTCTGGCCCGCCACCTCGCGGGCACGCCCCCCGAGCGCGCCGAGGTCGAGGCCGCGCTCGTGAACCGGAAAGCGATCCCGCCCCCGCGCGCGGGCACCGCGGCGATCATTCCGGTGTACGGCGTGATCGCGCCGCGCGTGAACTTGCTCTCCGAGATGAGCGGCGGCACCACGTTCGAGGCCCTCACCGCGCAGTTGCGCGAGGCCGTCGCCTCGAAGGACGTCCAGACCATCGTCCTCGACGTGGATTCGCCGGGCGGGAGCGTGGCCGGAAGCGCGGAGTTCGCCGCCGAGGTGATGCGGGCGCGCGCGACCAAGCCCGTGATCGCCGTCGCGCAGTACACGATGGGATCCGCCGCGTATTGTCTCGCGAGCGCCGCGACACAGATCGTCGCCGCCCCCTCGGCGCGCGTCGGCAGCATCGGCGTGTACGCGATCCACAACGACCTCAGTGAGGCGCTCAAACAGATGGGCGTCAAGCGGACGTTCGTGTCGGCGGGGGAAGGCAAGGTCGCGGGCAATCCCGCCGAGCCCCTCGACGACGCGGCCCGCGCCCGGATGCAAGCCACCGTCGATGAGGCGTACGCCGCCTTCGTCGGCACCGTCGTCAAAGGGCGCGGGCACGGGGTGACCGCCGATCGCGTACGCCGCGACTGGCAGGCGCACGTGTACGGCGCACCCGAGGCGCTCGCCCTCGGCATGATCGACGACGTGGCCACGCTCGACCAGACCCTTGCGCGGATCGCGGCGGGCGACCCCGTCGCGCCCCTCGCCGCGTCGCTCCCCGACACAACGCAGGAGCCCGCGCGCGCGCTCGCCGCCGCGTCGGCCACCGTTCAGGATCGCGGGGCGGCGTCCTCTGAGCGCCAGCGGCAAGAGGTCGCCGCGCTCACGCTCTAACCCTTTTCACCCGCGAGAAACCGCCATGAACACTGCTGAACTCCAGCGCGACCTGACCGCCAAGAAAACGGAAATCGAATCCTTGATCACGTCGCAAGTCGCGAGCGCGACCAGCGACAAGCGCGACCGCACCCCCGAGGAAATCGCCGCCGTCGACGCCAAGCTCGCCGAGGGCAAGGCGATCCGCACGCGCCTGGACGCCGCGATCCGCACCGAGGGCATGACCGCCGAGGTCGAGCGCCTCACCGCGGGGCTCGCCTCGATTCCGCAGGCGCAGGCCGCGGTCGTGGCCCCGGTGATCAAGTCGATGGGCCGACAGTTTGCCGAGCACCCCGAGTTCCGCAAGTTCGTCAAAGAGGGCGGGCATCGGCGCTCGGGATCGTGGGTGTCGCCGACGATCGACCTGCACGCGACGACGATCGACTCGTCGCCCGGATCGGGGGGCCAACTCGTGCTCCCGCAGGTGATTCCCGGCATTGTGCCGCTCGGGATGCGCCTGCCCATGATCAGCGACTTGCTCGCGCAGGGCACCGTCGAAAGCAACGCCCTCATCTTCCTGCGCGAAAAGGCGTTCACGAACGCCGCGGCCCCCGTCGCCGAGGGCGCGGACAAACCGGAATCGGCGCTCGTGTTCGAGCAGGCCACCGTGCCCGTGACGAAGATCGCGCATTGGTTGCCCGTCACCGAGGAAATGCTCGAAGACGTGCCCGCGTTGGCGTCGTACATTGACGCGCGCTTGCGGCGCGGCCTCGACCTCGTCGAGGACGATCAGTTGTTGAACGGCGACGGCGTGCCGCCCGACCTGTTGGGGATCCTCGCGACGCCCGGCCTCGCCCCGGCCCTCCCGCGAGGCACCGACACGAACATGGATGCGATCCTGAAACAGATCACCACGATCGCGACGACGGCGTTCGTGCAACCGACCGGGATCGTGCTGAACCCGGTCAACTGGCAGGCGATCGCGATCGCGAAGAACGCGCAAGGGAACTACATGGGCGCGGGTCCGTGGGCCGCGCCGCAACCGCCGATGTTGTGGGGGATCCCGGTGGCCGTCACGCCTGCCATCGTCTCGGGCACCGGCCTCGTCGGCGACTTCCAGGGGTCGGCGCAAGAGTTCACGCGGGGGGCGGTG